GGTGTAGGAACATCTGGCAATGCTGTTCAATTTGCCGCAGGTAACGCCAATTAAGTATTTTATAAAAAATGAAAAATGAAAAATGACAAAAATTAAAAATTTAATATTTTTGTCATCTAAGTATATAATTTATGGAAGTAATAATATTTATCATAATAAATTTTATTGTTTCAGCATTATCTGATATATCATTAAATTTATTAACAAGAAATTCATTAACAAAAGATTATAATTTAAAAATAATATTATCATTAAGACCATATTTTAAAAATAAATCTATGGTTAAATGTGCTGTGTATGCTGCTATAACAATTGTAATCGCATTATTAATAAATATTTTAATATCAAAAAATTTGTTAGGGTTTTATATTCCGCATAATAATGCTGAGTTAATTAAGTTTATTTGTATAGCATTCCCATTAGGATACGCAATAGATATTATAATTGACAAACTTAAAATTTTTGGAAATGATTTAGATTTGTATTATAAAGTTGCGGGTGCTGGTTTGTGGGGTGCTTTAGCTTTTGTATTTTCAATAATAATTAGTTATTTAATACAAAATTACAATACAATAATTTAAATATTAAATAAATTACATAGTAGCTAAAAACATATTTGAACAACCACTAATTTGAATAATTTTATAATTTAAATTTTTTAAAAAACAAAACAATTCTTCATTTGAATTATTTGATTCAAATAATATTGTTGGATAATTTGAACGTTTCAATGTAATAAGAGCACCTTTTAAAACAAATAGTTCATTTTCTTCAACATCCATTTTAATAAATCCTACATTTTCTAAATTTAAGCTGTCCAATGTATTAATTTGTATTTTTTCAGTAGTTAGTACATTTGTGTTATTTACAAAAAGCGAAGAACCTCCACCATCATTACTTACTATGTTTAGTGTTTGTGTTCCAATTTGTTCTGCTGAACCTAACCCAAAATTAATACATGTAATATTATTAATATTAGATAAAGCTACACTTCCACATAAACTATAGTATGTCATTTTTTGTGGTTCAAATGAATAAACGTGCTTACAACTGTCAGCTAAACAAATACTATAAGTTCCACTGTGAGCACCTATATCTAAAAAAATCTTTTCTTTATTACAAAATTGTCTACTCCAGTCTATTAAATTACTTTCAAATAATCCGTGTTTCATATAATATTCAATATTTACGTGTGGTAAAATATATGTTTTTGAATTGTTTAAAAATACAATTTGATTTTCATTATTGTATGATATATCTTTATTATTTGGTTTTGTTAATATAAAGTATTTACAAGACATTTATATTAATAATAAAAATACATTTAAATTATTTTTATTACAATTAATAAAACTATAATTAATTCATTAGCCATTCTGTTTCAATAAATTTTTCATAAACAATATGTTCATTTATTTTATTATATAAATATTTTTCAAAATATCTTTTACTTATTATAAATTTATATGATTTAGAATTACAAAATTTAACATAATAATTATACGCATCATCAAATGAAATAAGAGCAACAAACTCATTTTTTTTAAGTTCATTTTTAATAAATTCAAGAGATTTTATAATATCTTTAGATTTATTCCACATAGCACAGCTTATATTCAAAACATATTTATCTTCTATAATTTCGATGTTTGGAAAAAAATGCTTAAGTATTTTGACTACATTTTCTTCGCTAATATTTCCATTTGATAATAATACTTCTTCGCTATCTTGTTTTACCCAATTTTTAAATAACATACATAATTCATCAATTTCTAATTCTTCTTCTAAGTTTTGAGAAAAATCTTCTGATTGTTCGTTAATAACAATTGTTTTTTCCCAAAATTTAATAAAATCACTTTCAATTGGTAAATATTTGCTTGTAATATTAATAAAAGAATCACTTGATTCATCATAACTGAATATTTCTTTTAACAAATTTTTCAATGTGTTTGAATAAATAATATTAGGTAAAGAGAGACTTGAAATAAATTGTTTCCAAATAAAATGAACGTTTTTCCATTCTATTTTAGTATTATTATTTGTTGTATCATTATTTGTTGTTTGAAAACATTTAGCACAAAATTTAGATATAATTTCTTGTTGTGGAATATTTTTTAAATAATAAGAATAGTTTTTTAATTCTTCATCTGCTTTAGTATTTAGATAATTATCCGAATTTTCATAGCGATTAGAATAATGAGTAGCAACACAAATTAAATCTAATCCATTTTTTATTAATGTATCTTTCCATAAATCAATAGCTGAATTTTCATTTACTTTAATTAATCTACAATTATCATAAGAATGATTTTCATGATACTTTATAATAAAATTATTGGTAATATTTGTAAATCCAACTGAAAAATATGAAACAGTATCAATTTCAGATAACATTTTTTTAATTTTTGGATTTGCTAGAAAAATTAAATTTTGATTTTTTTTAAGAATGTTATCACCAAGAATAGTTAAAAAATACTTAGCGTGGTCTTTAGTAGTAAAAATATAAGGATAAAGAACATTTAATACATTTTGTATTGTGTCAGTTTCTGGAATAGAAGAAAAAAGACTTCTATCTTTAATTTGTTTTAGGATGTTAAATTTGGTTTTATGTTTCCATTGTAATAAGATTCGTTCTTTTGAAATACTAGATAGTAATTTATGAATAATATCATCATCTTTTATAATAAAATATTTTTTTCCGTTATATTCATAAAAACAATTATTACTGGGTAAATAATAATATTGATTTTTATTTAAAAAAACTTGAATAAAAATTTGTTGTTCATTTGTTAAATACATATTACGATTAACCCTTTTTTCATGATTTTTTAATTCGTTATCAAGAACACTTGGTAAATAGTTTACAACATGATTGTGTATACGTTGCAACATATATTCATTATTTTCATATTTTTTAAATAACTCTTGAATAGAATCAAAACATTTTTGTTTTATATCAGCAGACATTCTAATTATAATAATAAAATATGTTTAAATATATTTTATTAGTTTAAATATAAATATTTGAATCATAATTTTGATTTTTACAATTTTCATGAAATGTATCTTCAGCTTTATCTGCTGTTTCTACTGCCATCATTGGATAAATTAAAGCTCTATTACCTTCCTTTGTTATGGTCCAGTCAGCACTAAATGGTTGTAATGTATTATCAGTAAGAGATTTTGTAGCATATTCAATATTATATTTATCTAAAATATTTTTTGATTGATGTTTTGATAACATATACATTTGACTACCCCATAAATCATTTGGATAATTATTATACGTGTATTTTAAATTTGTATCATTGCTTTTTAATTCGAAATTTTGATAATATGGTTTGATTTCAAAAGGAGATAAATATCCTAAAAGCAAAATATCTAAATTGATTAATTTAAAATCCTTAATAATATCTGGTATCATTAATTTAAATTCTTTATGAATATATACATCATCTTCACAAAATATACCATATTCTTTTTCGCTATTTTCATAAAAGTTTTTTATCATATCAATATGTCCTATCATACAAGACCAACAACCAAGACCATTATTATTTGCGATTCTTGGGTCATCCATACTTACACCTTCATAAAAAATACATTTTAAATTTAGTTCTTGAAAACGATTTTCCATTTGAGATTTTCTAACTGGATTTTTAAAAGAAAGACAATAAATATTGTAATTAGTATCCATATTTATTTATAAATAAAAATATTATGTGTTTAAATATTTATATTCATAAATAAATATTTAAAGATTATTAGGAAAAATAAATTATAATATGTCAAATTTTATTGAAAAATCACAAAAAAATGTTAATAATTCTTCAACTGATGGAAATGTTCTTACTATTAAAACCGTTCAAATTGCTCCATTTAGAACCCTTATGACAGCCTTAAAAGATATTCTTCTTGAAACTAATATTAGTTTTCAGCCTGACGGTATTCGTATTATTAATATGGATAAATCTCATACTATTTTAGCTCATCTTTATTTGGCTGCTCAAAATTTTGAATTTTATGAATGTAAAAAAGAAAAAATTATTATAGGTGTTAATATGTTTCATCTTTTTAAGTTAATTAATTCTATTGATAATGATGATACACTAACTATTTATATTGAAAATGCTGATTATATTGATGGAATTGTTTCTCATTTGGCTTTAAAATTTGAGAATGGAGAGATTAAGCAATGTAAGACTCAAAAGCTGCGACTCATTGAACCTGAACCTGAAGAACTTGAATATCCGGATGTTAAGTTTTCTTCTATTATTAATTTACCATCTGCTGATTTTCAAAAAATTATTCGAGACCTTTCTTGTATTTCAGATAAATTGGAAATTAAATCTGTTGGTAATGAACTTATTTTTAAATGCTCAGGTCAGTTTGCTTCTGCTGAAATTCACCGAGCAGAATCTGATGGAAGTATGGGATTTGTTTTAAAGCAAGACTCGTCTAAAGTTATTCAAGGTGAATTTTCTTTAAAAAATCTTGGATATTTTATTAAATGTACAAATCTTTGCTCTCAAATTGAAGTATTTTTAGAAAATGATTTACCTTTAGTTGTTAAATATGATGTAGCAAGTCTTGGCACAATAAAACTTTGTCTTGCTGCATTACCTTCGACATAAATTATAAATTACAATTAATATTTTTATTTATATTATTATTTATATTATAATACAATAATATAAATATGTCAAGTTATTCAATTTATTTAAATTCTAAAAAATGTTGTGATTCAAGACCTCAATGGAGAGCTGGTCCAACTGGTGATAAAGGTTTTACCGGAGACAAAGGTCCAACAGGAGACAAAGGTCCAATAGGACAAAAAGGTCCAACTGGTGATAAAGGTTTTACCGGAGACAAAGGTCCAACAGGAGACAAAGGTCCAATAGGACAAAAAGGTCCAACTGGTGATAAAGGTCCAACTGGTGATAAAGGTCCAACAGGTAATAAAGGTGAAAAAGGACCAACTGGTGAAACAGGACCAACAGGTAATAAAGGTGAAAAAGGTCCAACTGGCGAAACAGGACCAACAGGTAATAAAGGTGAAACAGGATTTACTGGCGAAACAGGACCAACAGGTAATAAAGGTGAAACAGGATTTACTGGTGAAAAAGGCGAAATAGGACCAACAGGTAATAAAGGTGAACACGGTTTTACAGGTGAAAAAGGTGAAACAGGACCAACAGGTATTAAAGGATTTACTGGCGAAACAGGACCAACAGGTAATAAAGGTGAAACAGGATTTACTGGTGAAACAGGACCAACAGGTAATAAAGGTGAAACAGGATTTACTGGTGAAAAAGGCGAAAAAGGTAATAAAGGTGAAACAGGATTTACTGGCGAAACAGGACCAACAGGTAATAAAGGTGAAACAGGATTTACTGGTGAAAAAG